CGAAGATGTCAGTATTGGCAAATACTATAAGAGACTACACAACAGGAACTTCGTACGAAGCACTGTTAGATTATTCTACTGTGCTGGCGATGACCATACAGGTGTAGGAAAACTGAAGGATCTTCAGCAGATACCAAAATTTCAAGAATCCATGGGGTTCGAGATATCATGGGACAAGTACCGTATCTCCCAGAAATACGTGCACTATTGCCAAGATTTCGGTTTTCATCCTAGTATCAAACCAAGGGTCTACCAGGATTCTCCTAGATTAAGATTATTGAACCAGTTTAGGAAAGAAGGTGCACGAGATAATTTCGAGACACCAGATCCTATACATGGTAAAATAAAAGATATGGAAAGGAGGCTGAGGTTCTTTAGAGAAAACGCAGATGGCGTACTCAAAGAACTGTCAGTGGTGCTGTCAAAGTCGATACCATTGGTATTAAGACATATGATGCCCTCCTTCTTCGAAAAGAAACTTCTTCTTGACCCCAAGACCTACCTCCCAACCTGGTTAGGAGGAATGGGTATCCCACTCGGTGAAATGGGATGGGAATCTCCAAGTAAGTTTTCCACTAAACACCTCGGCCCAGATGCCATGCTTTATGCTACACAAATTGTGGAGTACAAAGGCATGGACGACTTCACAAAGGTGAAGATCTGGGAAAGAGGTATAATGCAACAAGTCAACGCATTTAACGTAATGAAGGACATCGGAATCCCCGAAGAGGACATCCTCACAGGGGAACAAGCCTTTGAGAACATAAGGCAGGTCCTTGACGATACGTCATCCTTCAGTACGCGAACCTCTAATAAGAGGATTGCAAAAACTTTATTTAAAGACTTCGTTGATATTTCAAAACCGGTAACCATGTTAACGGCTAAGGAAATTCCTTATACTACCATCCCCAGGGGAGAGGCAGAATTTGAGAAAGTATCAACAAACTCACGGGCCAGGCAGATTATGCAAAAGAACGTGAGGAAGTTTAGAAAATTTGTACCTCAAACTATAATTACCGAATTCGAACGACAGCGTACGATTAACAGTGGGTTATGGGTTGAGCGGTCAGACTTAGCAAGGCTATCAGGTACACAATTTGTGAGACCTTCTCTTCACTTCAATGTATCGTTCTTCATGAGACCGAACAAAGAAAATAGAGATGACCGAGTTCATAGATCAATTCCGCTGATACCAACGGTACCACCGGAAGATTTGAACATGTACAGGAAC